GATAAAGAGAGGCGCCATCCTTAACCAACGCCGTATCGTCGGGCGTTGTCCAGCCAAAGTTCGTCGTTGTTGCCATTAGCTAATTACTCCTGTCGCGTTCTGCCAAGTAAGTGTAGCGGACATAGTTGCCCAAGTAAGGGAAGCCGCTACGTCTTCCCAAGCTTCGGTAAAGGTATTGAACTCAGCTGGGCTTAGATTGAGGGTGACATAAAGCCCACCCACCGACGCCCTAAACGACCAACCCTCAACAAAGCCTAAGAATGAGCCGCCAGAGATATTGGCTGGAAGGTTGTTGATTGCCACCGGTAGGCCCATAAATACGTTTATCAAGGCGTCTCGATCTGCGTCGTCGATTTCAGAGGATTGAATTGGAAAGGTAATGGATTGGAATTCAGCATAAGGGCTAGAGCGCAAAGCGATAATCTTGTCTGCGAAGTCCTCGACGTCGGCGGCGTTCTTAAGGTAGGAGTTGTATTGCTCAGCGTAAAGGCCATAGTTGGCTTGGCTGGTTAAGTCTTGTGAAGTGTAAGAATTGTTGAAATTGTTCCCGTAATCAACAGTCAGTTTATTAAGCAAGTTACCTTGACGGGTAACCGCGCTAACGCCAGAGGCGAGCGCGTGATTGCCGTCGAGTTCGGTGTAGCCGTAAGCCTCTAAGTAATCTTGTCGGTGACTGGCATCAGCATAAGAGATGCGGCCTTGAGCATCTTCGTATAAATAGCCGAGCGCTGAGTTGGCGATTTGATGAGCAATTGGCGCGATATATGAATCGGTGATTTGTCGGCTAACCATTGTGTATTCGCCAGCGTCAATAGTGCCAAGTCCAACATTTCCAGCGTTAGCCCAAGTCTCGGTAGGATCATAATCGGCCCAAGATAAAGAAGCTGGAAGTTCATTCCAAGAAGCCAAAAGTAAATCGTCCAATAGGTCTTGAATTTGTGCGCCGTCTAATCCTTCGGCTAGGTTGCCATCAAAAAGAGCGCGGTTGAGTTTGCTAAGCGCTCCAAGAGCGACGATATTAACTCGGGTTATTGTGGCAACTGATCCAGCTGAATTGACTTCAATGGCTAAGTCAGAAATGCGACCGCCGAAGATTGGCACATAGGTAGCCGTTGAGTCTTGAACTTCGATATTTATGGAAGTGTTAATAGACCAGTTATAGACTGTATTACTTGTGTTAATAAGTGTTAAATTGCAATAAGCAGGAAGCGTTTGAGCATTGAAGTCAGTTCGACCAGCGGTAATAGTTAGGCTGGTTAAGGCTATATCTGTGACGTCTGTGCCGTTGGCTTTAACGCGCCAGACTGGACTCCAAGAGGTCATAGGATTTGAGCCGAAGTCCTAAAGTCACCAGCGCCGGTAGTGCCGCGATTGGTTGACTCATTCAGGGCGCTTACAACTGCTCGGCTGAATCCTTCGCGGTCAATAATGCTAGGAGCATTGACGTTAATGTAAATTGTGTCTTTTGCTTCGCCAACCCGAACACCGCCAATATCGAAATTTTTAGGGATTGCATTACCGCTTGGAATGATTTCCGGAGTAATAATTGCATTAGGAGTGATTGCTGGAGTTATTGGATTTGTGTTTGTGACGACTGGGGTTATTGGAGTAGGAGTGCTTATAACTGTCCCGGTGCTCATTTGATAGTTGCCAATTGCTCCAGTTGTCGTTCCTGTAACCCAACCAGGCTTAGTAATTGTCTTGATGTCTGGCAAGATTGGAATTGCGTTATATGCCTTGATAAAAGCATTTATGCCGTCAATCGCATTATCGACGACGGATCTAATGCCATTAAATACTTTTGAAACGACTGTGACTATTCCAGCTATCGCCTTGCCAGCGTTTTCAATTGCATTCACTAAAACCTTCTCAAAAATAGGCACTAAATAGTCTTTAATAAATTTCCATAAATCTTGAAGGGTTTCTTTATTATCTTCAAAGGCTTTTTTGATTGGATCTATTGCTTTGTTTTTAGCCTCAATAAATTTAGGAATTAAAGTGTTTGTAAAATAGTCAAGTAAATTTTTTAACGCTGGTAATAATGCCGCTCCTACAGATTCTTTAGCTTCATCAAAACCAACTTTTAGTCTGTTTATTTGACCTTCAAAAGTGTTGGCTTGTGTGGCTGCCGCTCCACCAAAAGTTTTACCTAATTGCTCGACTGCTCCTTCTAACCCTAAAGTTTTAATTTCAGCAGCCGAAAGACCAACGCCTAAACGACTTAAAGCCCCCGTATTGCCTTCATAAGCTTTGGCTAAGGCATTAGATACAGTTTCCACATCTTTGCCCGTAGCAGCCGAAATGTCTAAAGCTAATTGTAATAAATCTTGAGATTTAGTAAGGTCTCCAGTCGCAGTCGCTAGACGCTGGAGTGCTGGGCGAAGTTTGTCATCAGCGACTCCGGTGGCTAATGAGGTTTTGAGTATTTGATCTTCAATAGCGGCAATTTGCGCTTCTGTTGCGCCTGTAACGCTTTCAAGTGCGGTGGCTAATCGCTTTTGAGCCGCTTCATCTTCAATCGCAGCTTTGACGCCTTCAATTGCTAACTTGCCAGCATAAGCAGCAGCGGCGGCAGCAGCCGCAGCGAAAGCGGCGGCGGCGACTTTGCCAAACTTTTCTAACTTACCGCCAAAGCCTTCGACTTCTTTAGAGCCTACGTCAAGCTTCTTCTTAAGGTCATCAACGTCGGCAAGGATGGATAACTTAAGCGTTCTACTTCCGGCCATTACTCATCCCACTTTCCGATAATCTTGCTAAAGGCTTCTTCCCACTTACGAATCAGTTCAGGCTGAATTTTGCGAAGTGCTGGATAGATGAAATAGCCAGAATTTCCTCGACCTTTACGGGGAGCGCGTCTTGGGAATTGACGATAACGATTAGATCCGAATTCGTAACCTGCCCAGAGGTCTTTAGTTGATCCTCCACCAGAGAAACGCTGAGACGCGAATCCGTAAGAGAACTCGCCAATCTTCGAGGTCTTGGAAACTTTAACGCCACTTGTAATGCGATTGACAACGGCTTGTCCAAAGGTTCGAGTGATTCCGTAGGCTTTGACTTCGTTGGCTGCATATTGAGCCAGCGCAAAACTTTCGCGTTTAGCCGCATCAACAGCTTCATCGTCCATCGCTTTAAAGGCGGTAATGATTGACCTAAGTTCGCGCTTGTCATAGGAAATCGGCTCATCTGCCATTACCTTTGCGCTCCTTCAATATGTCAATCGCCGTTAATACTTGGTCGATGTCAGTCCACTCGCTCATTGGAATTCCGGTTGCTATCGCGATCTCAACTATGAGTCGGTTTATGCTTCCGGATTCGAAGCTTTTGGGCTTTCATCTCCTATCGTCATTTCCTCGACCGATAACTCCCATATCTCTTGGGATTTAGTCGGCTTTCCTGCCGCTTCGCGCTTGTAAGCGAAGTAGGCTAAGTCGAGGAAGTCCGCTTGTTGGTAAGCTGAAATATCCTTCATCGAATAAATCGACTTGCCAGTCTTGCGTTCCCACTTCGCCCACTCAGGGAGTCCAGCGTTATAGGTGACTTCCTCGCCGTTCGTGTATTTAATTGTGATACTTAATTTCATAGCTCCCGATCTCCCTCTTAACTAAATGTTTCTGTGACTTCGCCCTTTGAAATCTTAAAGGTGAAGGATACTGTCTGCGCGTCAATTCCAGAACCGCCAGCGGTAGGAAACTCTGGAAGAATTGGGAAAACAAATTGAGCGCCAGTTGCGGCGGTCATTGTTACGCTGATTGTTGTGTCAGGTGCGGATTCAGCTGCGGCCCAAAGTGCTTCGCATACTGAGTTAGCTTTACCCCAGTCAGCGAGCATATCGAGTTGGAATGTGCCTTCGATGTTAACTGTCTTGTAAGCCTCGCCATCGAGAGTCTGATAAGTCTCGCGAACGTTGGTCTTAGTAAGAACCGCGTTGGTAGCTTGGGCGTCGATGTCCGTTCCACCTGTGAAAGACAACGAGACGTCGCGACCAGTAATTACTGTGGTTGCCACTTATTTCTCCTTAATTGGTTTGTGTGTAATAGGTGGAGACGCGAATATCGGCGACTAATAAATTAACCGCTCCCACTTGCGTAACCGATGGCCGCTCTACTGGGCCGACTGTGTAGCCGTCCGGTATGACTGCCAAAACTGAAAAGATGAGCTGCTCAAGATTATCAAGAGAAGCTGGGTTGGACAGATAAGCAACTCCGCAAGTGATAGTTAGGTTAATCTTTGCGTGAATTGTGGAGTCGTTAATTGTGTTGAGTTCTAAGTAAGGCGAATCCGGCACAAGAATAACCGCTGGAACTTGCACAGCTTCGGGCACATACGAATAAACGTTGGCCGAGACTGACCCGAGTGCAGTTGCCAGCGGTGTCCGGATAGAAGATAAAACTGTCGAGGCGGGCATTATCCCACCATTGTCTCAACGTCGAGGTAAGGCCCAAGAAGGCCAGTTACTTTAGCGAGAAGATTTTTGGAAAGTCTGTAGGGAGTTACTGCGAAGTCGATTCCTTCAATTGATCCGCCAGCTGCGGTTCGAGCTTGGAATATTTCGACAGAGATAGCCAAAACTGCAGACTCAACGTTGGGATTTCCGACGTAGGTCGATAGTCCAGAGAGCGCAGCGTTTCCGGCTGGGATAATGTTCTTCTCCAGTATGTCTGCATTTGTGATGGCTGCGGTAAATACATAATCGGTGATTTCGTCGTCGGTTACTGTGTGAGTGCCATTAAAAGGAGATCCGCATCCAGTAATTACGACGGATTGGCCTTGAGTAAATTCGTGAATTGTGGCAGTCTCAAAATAAGCCACATTATCTTCTAGTTTTACTTTGTTAATTTTGCTTTGAAATGTGACGAGCATTGGGAGAACTAGATTCTCACTTGTGTCCACAATGTCATCAAGATAAGCATCTGAATATAGGGATGACGAGACGCCAAGAATGGTTCTTAGCTCTGTGGCCGTAACTATTGTTGGCATCTCGCCTTCCTTTCGTTCTAAGGGGTTAAGCCCTGCTCGGGAGCGGACAGGGCCTAACTATTGAGTTGGACTAAGCAACCATCCAGCGGTAAGCGCCAGCGCCGACCTTTGTAGCCAATGCGCCGTAGCCGTAGTAAGCGACCTTAATTTGACCTGTTGCGACAACATTGGTCTCTAGGCGGAAACGGCTTGATTCATACCAAGTGTAAGAATCTGGGTTAATGATAACAATTGAGTTATCGCCAGTTGGAGCTGCGGTTGCAAGGTTACGAGCAACGCGTAGGTTGAGACCTAGAACGTTACCGCGAACGGACTGACCCGAAAGGCCGCCACCTTGATTTGATGGGCCGATAAGGTTCTGATAAATCGGACGTCCACCATCAGCAAGGTTCATAATGTTGCCCCATTGTTCTGGGCTAACGAGAATGTTTGTTGCAGTTCCAAGAGTGTTCTTGTAGACGGATACTGAAGCATCGGATACGAAATCCAAGAATCCAGACGCGTCAAGTGTGCGGTTTCCGCCATCAGTTCCGCCAGCAACAAGGCCAGCGATAACTGCTACGTCGGTTGCCTTTGCGTATGCAAATTCCATCTGACGAACGAGTTCATCAAAGAACGCAGGTGAAGAACGATCGAGAAGTTCGACTGAGAACTCTTGTCCGCCAGCGTATTTCTTTACTGATACAGAGAGGAACTCATTTGTCATTCCTGTCTCGCCAATTGCGCCTTCTTCAGCTACTTCGGCTACTGCTGGAACGGCAGTTAGCTTAGGTATTTCGAATGACATACCAGCATCAGGAAGAACGCCGCTTGAGATTGAATCTACTGCTGGGCGATCTGCGTTTGATAGTGGGTTGATGATTTCGGTCAACTGACGCGTTGGGATAAGACCAGCGTTGTTAGTTGTTGTGTCATCTGCGGCCATAACGTATTGGCGAGCAGCGTCATCGTTGAGAACCTTAGCGCGAACGCTGTTCTCGAGGTATTTCGCCTTTGTAAACTCAAGGCGAGGAGCGGTGAAGAACGCTGGACGTGGCGCAGCGGCTTCAACCTTAGCTGCTTCTACCGTTTCGTCGGCAGGAGCAGGAACGGTAGTGTCAGACACTTGTTCTCCTTCGGTTGGTTTGTCCTCTTCGGCGGTTGCCGGAGCGGAATCTTCTTTAGGTGCTTCGTTCTCTGATGCAGCGACTTCGCTAACGCGAGCTGAGTCGATAGCTGGATCAGTTACTAATGAAACTTCATCGAGGGTTGCTGAGGTAATTTGCATAACGCCTTTATTGTTTACCCATTCGTTAATTTGTGCGCCAACGCTAAAGCCATCCCTTAATCCTTCGGTGGCTTCGATTAAAGCATCTTCTCCGGCCATAGTGTTAGCGATTTTGAACGTAGCCACAATTCCGTTCTTAGTTACTTCGTGAGCGACCATTTTGCCAATTGGACGAGTCCGATCGTGCTCCAATAGCAATTTAACAGGCTTAATCTCAATTGAGTCCGAAGCGAAAACTGTCGGCCCTACTGAGGTGTTGCCTTGCTCATTCCAAGTAACAATAGTTCCGCTAATTGTGCGCTTAATTGTGTCGGCAGCGGTTACGACCATCGGCATTTTAATTTTCATTTGGAATTAAATCTTCCTCTCGTTGAATCTGCTCGACACTCATCGCACCGATTCGATTTAGGATTTCATAGACTTGAGCGCGTTCTAAAGCGTTACCGCGTAGGAAGTCGTCAAGTGCAAAGCGCGTCATCACAGGATTAGGCACAAAGTCCGGCAACGACAACCTTTCCTCAATCGCTTTAAGTATTGGGCGAAGTGAGAAATCGACTAGTGAGCGCCGCTCTGATACCGCGTTGGAATAAGTCATTGAAGTAGTTTCGGCGCTCAAAAAGTAAGCAGGGATTCCACAAGCGCGAGCTAATTCAAGCGCAACATATTGGCGAGCCTCTGCGAGTTGTAATGACTTAGGATCAAAACCAAATTCTTTCAAATCAACGTCAGCATTAAGGAAAGCAGTTGAACGAGATTGACGAGCAGTCCGCCAAGCGCTAAGAAGTGATGAAATTCTTTCAGCAGTTAAATTTGTGCCATTAGATTTTAGAACCATTGACGGCGCTGGTTCTTTTGCATAATTTACAGCTGCGTTCTCCAAATAGACAGCCGCCGCGATTGTTTTGCCAGCTCTGTGAAGTAATCCTTCATCAGGGCCATCGAATCGAATGATAGAACCGACACCAGTTAGCGGAACTGCCATTCCGTCAACTTTGTATCCGGTAATTTCTGTATTCTTAAAATTTGTGTCAACTGTTACGCGGTCTGGACTAACGCGAGTCCAAGCGCGAACGCGGCCGCCATCAGTAGCGGCATACATTTCTAAAACTTGTCCATAGCCAACGCCATAAAGCCAAATATCTTCAGCGAGCCAGTTATAAATTACAAAGCCAGCAACTCGAGGATCTGGTTGGTTGATTACTCTGTGCGGATCGACATATTGTCCGGTGATGCGATTAAATGTTGTTAGAGGTAATGAGCCGATAGTTCCGCAGATGATATTTCTAGCGCGAGCTACTGACGGCACACTCATCGCAAGTTGGCGAGTTGAATTAGTTGCGCCGCCAAGAATGTTATAAACAGAATCGGTAATCTGAACCGGTGTTAACGCGGCTTGAACGTCTAAAGGCTTATCAACCTTGACGGCGGTTACTTGTGGAAAGAAGAAATCTCTAATAGCACCCATTACCGCTAAATTGTATGCTATATGTGCTACAGAATAACTATATCTGCCCCATCGCTAGTTTTAGTGGCGTAGTGAGTCGCCATAGCCGACGCAACAGCTCCACAGATTACCGCATTACTTACTTTTCGACCCATTACCCAACCGCCGTCACCGAAAGGCAATTTGACGGCGGATAGGCATTGTTTAGTCAGCTCATCTTGTCCCGAGTGAGCTAACCGCTGAGATGAGATTGCTCCCAGTAACTCATCGCAGCTTTGCGCATAGTCAAGGCCATCTATCGGCTCAGTTCTGATTCCTGCCGGTGCTAATCGCGCAGCAACGGCCGAAGCGGTTCGGGCTGAGTAGGCGACTAATTGGACTGGATACTTTCGCACCCATTCCGCCAAGTCATTAGCCAAAGCTTTATCATCGAGATTAGACGGGTTATGCCAAGTCTGCAAGAGGATGACTTGGAATTTATCGCCTTCTAACTTTTGGCTTGCTACTAGCGCCGCTTGTTTTCTATCCGGACTGAGATCGATAGCCAACCAAGTATCAGACTCAGGGTTGAGCCGAAGCCCCTCAACTTTACAGCTTTCCCATTGTGACGGACTGATAACTGGGTTAATCGTATCGACCCATTGACATAAAACTTCTGTGCGCACAATATCTTCGGGATCTGACAATACGGCGCGGATATTGTCGGGATGAACTGTGTAACCAAGTGACGGGTTGGCTTGGCAGACACCTAGCCAAAAGTCGGGAGAGTTATCAAATTTAAGTCCGTTAGGGGCAGACCATTCGAACCAGCCAATATCATCAGAGCTGCCGTGAATTGCTGCGTATGCTCGCTCGCGTAATTTGTTTAAGACTATCGAGTGCTGATCTCCGGCATTGGAGTAAACCCATATTTGAGGATTAGGGCTAGCCATTTGGGTATAACGCAACGCAGACCAGACATCCTCATCTTTATATTCGCGAGCCTCGTCGAGATGAATAGTCTCGGGTGCGGCAATACCTCGACCAGCTGAGTTATTGGCTCGGACTATGTATCGACGACCTTCCGTAAACTGTAATTCTTGAAATCCTTTACTTTCCAGCTTCTTAGTGAATTCGGCAGCTAGTCGGGGAGTTGATTCGATAATTCCGTAAATCTTGTAAAACAACTCGGCTGAGGTTGTGAGCTTGTGGGCTGTGTGGACTTGTAACTTTTCTTTGAGAACGTAAATTCTAAATAAAATCTGAAGCGCCATAAACGTCGATTTACCCTGTTGACGTGCGCACAAAAGGGTTACGACTGGGTGTGCCCATCGGCCGTCTGGCTTGTATTTAAGCGAGTGATGAGCCAGCCATTGTTGCCAAGGAAGCAATTCGTAGCCTATTTCCTCGCAAAACTTAATCATTTGTTCGCCGTGAGAGGGTAAATCGCTTAGTTTTGTGTGAATTCGAGGGTTTGGCACACCTCGGTAAGCCGATTCATCCCTAACTCGGGCGATCTCAGTTGATTCAGTCATTAAAATCCATTTTAGTCCGAATAATGCTTGGCCGAGCCATTTTCAGGGAAAATCTTCCCAATGGGGGTCGTGGCTTTC